TTTCCACATCCCCAAGATTTTCAATATCCTGTTTAAACGCCTTATCAGATATATCATCCCAATATTCATCACTTCCAATACTCCCGTAAAGTATCAGTTCCGCTGATTTTTCCTCATCATTCTTCATCATGTTCCAAAATTTGAGTTGTTTCGACATTCAATACCACTCCTTTCTCTATTAATAATTTATTTTCCTTTGACAAAATTCTTATATTTTGTTCAAAATCTCCCCCATTTAATTCTGCAGTTTCCTTAGTTCTTGTAGAAAGTCCATTATTTATCCTTGTTACTGCCGCATTTGCCTCTTTCAACGGATCTATTTGCCCTTGAGATGGTCCGTTCCATTGAGAGCCACACCACGCTTTGTCTATAAGAAAGTCAGTTCCATAATTTTTTAACTCCACTCTTTCAAGCAAATATGCTTCATTAAGCCACTCCTCGTAAACAGGCTGGGTAAAATTCTCTACAAACCATTCACGCCTTTTCCTGAACATCTTCCATGCTTCCAGAAGTGCTGCACGGCTTGCTGAATAACTTGCTGTAAAATGCTTTATCAAAAGTTCATAAGGAACTTCCAAAGCACTTCCAATTTGCCGTAAAATACTTGTAACAAAAGGATCAAATTGAGCATTAGGTCTTCCTGGATTAGTAGCTTTTGCTTTTTCTCCTGGATTAAGCCCCATAATCATTCCTGGTGCAAGTTCTATAGTAGTTTCATCTTCCGAATCTACCAGCAAATCATTTTCAACTGCTTCAAGTTCACCTACATCAGCACCGCTCGAATTTTCGGCTTCGCTTTCAATAAAAATTGCATACATTCCACTTATAACTGCTGCCATTAGTTCGGCTTCAGTATAATTCCCAAGCTGTTTTAGATTTTCGATAACTGGAGATAATATTGGTATCCCCCTTACCTGTTCAGGTCTTTCTGTGAAAAGTAGATGTATTATATTTTTTTGATTTTCACTTCCAAAAACTTTTATAAGTTTCTCACTTACTCCCCCAGTTGCATCCAAAGGATGTTCAGATGAAACATAATAACCTTCAATTCTTCCATTTTTATCTATTTTCACACCCTCAACCACACTTTTATCTGAAATCATATTGTTTGGAGTATATATTCTGTCAGGTTCTAAAATTTCCAATTTCAAACTGTATGGATTTTTTGGAGTTTCAAAATAATTTAATTTTATAAAACATTCTCCATTCATCAGCACTGTCAAAAATAC